CGTCTGGTTGGCAACGCGGTTCAGGCGGTAGTAGATCACCTCGCCTGTCAGCCGTTCGTATGTCGGCGACGTCGGATTCGTGTCCGGTGACACGACGGCCAGCTTGATCCCGTTCGGTGTCGCGCCCACGGTGATCGATCTCACCTCGCGGATGTTCTTCGGATTGACCTCGACCTCGGAGATGTTGCCGGGATCGATGTACCCGAACCTCACGAGCCCGTCGCCGGCCACCTCCTCACCTCCCGGCGTCGTGCGCGAGCGGACCGTCACAGGTAGCGCCAGCTCACCGAACAGCACGAAGTCCTGCACCAACATCGGCATCTCCTGCTCGAGGCGATTCACAGGATCCCTCGCGAACTGGTTCCAGATCTCCTGCGCCTCTGCACTGGCGTCCTCCTGCTTCTCCGGCTGCCCGTCGGTGCCCGACTTGAGGATGTTCAGCTCGACTCTGAAATCATCGCCCGAGCAGAACTGCACCACGATGTCGATCATCCTGCGCGCGAGAGGATTGCGTTGCCAGAGCGAGAAACTCAGATCCTGTGCACGCTTGAACTGCATCGGCATCAGATCACGCTGGAGCGATGTCAGGCGCCGGTAGAGATAGGCATCTGCGTCCTCCATGTTGTCCGACGTGTATGCTTCGCGGAACTGCGCCGACAGCTTGCCACCCGACAGGCGGTCGATCAGCGTCACGAGAAAGTTCGCCATTTCAATCTCTCCCCTCATAGGTTTCTACAAAACGAGAATCCGAGGCACTGAATGCGCTCCAGATTCACAGATCCCACTCGAACTCGAACTTCGAGTTCGAGTAGAATCCGAACCTCGAGTTCGAGTCTCTCAGGCATCGCTCACCAGATTCGTCGCCTGCTGTCCTCGAAGGCTGCGCGCACATCCGCCAGCGATGCCCTGCGAGCCTCCGGCACCAGATCCTCGGACGTGACCGCAGCACCGCCCCGACGATACCGCGTCCAGTTCCAGTACACCGCCGCGTCGCCTTTGTTCGGACTGCGGCCGAGCCTCCGGCGGATCTCCTCCTTCGGCTCGATGAAGATCTTCCCGTCCCGCGTTCCCCACTGCGGCGTGCACAGATCCACCCACAGCTCACGGTCGTCCGGCAGCACGAGGCCCGACTCCTCGCGGAACTGGAGGTCGAGCCGCATCTGCCACCACATCTGCGCGCGCAGATTCTTGAACTGCTCCGCCATCCTGACGTCATTCGTCCAGACAGGATCCGCCTGCTCACCTGACTGGATGTCCACGATCTGAGATCCGAGGCGGTGCAGCTCGTTCACTGTGCCTGCACCCACGCCGATACCATCGACGCCCACCAGCTCAGGCGCGATGTGCTCGACCTGCATCAGCTGGTGGATCTCAGATCCGAGCTGGTTCGCATTCGGGCACTGGAAATCCCGCACGCTCAACAGCCGGCTGCCGGATCCGACTGCGATCGCCGCCCTGTCGCCCGTCTCCGAGTTCGCCACGTCCACCCCGAGCGCCTTCGGTCCCTCACGCCAGACCTCCGAGGCTGCGGATCTCTGGCACCACTCCCACCGGATCAGCGCAGTCTGCGACTGGAGCGGCGAGATCCCGCGTGCCCTCGACTGGTACATCGGATGATCCTCCCCGCCGTACCGCTGGCGGAGCATCTCGACACCCTCGAGCGTCTGTGCACCCGGCACGATGCTCGGATTGTGACAGACGACGTTCGGATGATCGAGCGCGGAGATCCTCACGGACCTGACTCGCGGCTGCTGCGCGAAGTACGAGAGCGTATCGTACTGGCTGTCGGGATTGCCGAATGCGACGATCATGTTGTGCGGAGCGATGGAGGTGTTCTGGAAGGCGGTCAGAACGGCCTGATGGATCCCCGGCGTCTCCTCGAGGATGATAAGCATGTGCTGCGCGTGGAAGCCCTGCGCTCTGGTGGCGGAGTTCGATGCCTCGTCGGCAGACACGCCAGCCACGAAGCCGACTGCGAGCCACGAGTCCAGAGGCGGTCGCATCCTCAAGCGTAGCATCTGGAGTTCGCCGAGGCCGAAGTGTGGATGCAGCCGCTGCACTTCCTTCCAGATGTGCAGCCTCAGCTGCTCGGCCTTCGGTGCTGTCGTGACGACCAGACTGTCCTCCCAATTCTCGAGAAACCACATCAGGATGCAGGCGCCGAGGAACGTCTTGCCCACGCCTGTCGCACTGAACACGGCGGTCCACTGGCCGGCTGCGAGGTTCCCGAGGATCTCCATCATCGGATTCGGCGTGCCATCCCACCGATGACCGCGATATTCCCGGCTGAGCTTCCAGTCGATCGTCCGAGGATCCACGCCGAGCCGCTCGCTCATCCAGCGCCACGGCTTCTCGCGATACTCTGACAGCTTAGTTCTTTGCGCCAGCTTTCGAGCCAGCGGAGCGGGAAGCGTCTCTGGTGAGACTGATACCCGCCTTCTTGAGTTCTTCACGCAGATCACTCCACGGATCATCCGGTACCTGCCGCGCCGAGGTCTGTCCATCGACGTCGTACCTGAACACGTCCCGCCAGCCGGCGACATTCTTGAGCGCGAAGATCACCATCGCCGGATTGACCTTCCTCGAGAGCCCGAGCTTGAACAGCTTCGCCTCCTGCATATCCTTTGCTTTTTTGAGGGATTGCGCGAAGTGCTCGTTCTTCTCCGCCCATCTGGAGAACGACTCCCACGCGAACCCCTTCAGGATGGCGAAGTCCTTCAGCCAGACATTCTTCGGATCGCGGAACCAGACCAGCATCTCCTCGCCGAGAGCCTCGATCACAGCTGGCGTGAAGATCGGCGGCCTGCCGTTTTTCTTGCTCACGTGTTCACCACCTCCTCCTCCTGCTCCTGCTCCTGATCCTCGCGGATCCTGTCCTGTGCCCGCAGGTATGCCATCGATGCACGTCTGCGGTGGAACAGTTCACGGAGCTTCGGGTAGTTCAACATCCTGACAAACTCCTGTTCGTCGCGCCCGAAGTAGTATTCCATCTCGGCCACGGCTGTCGGCAGTCGATCTCCGCGCGGATTGAATGACAGTTCGCCGTGGGTGCTCAGGCCGTGGACCATCATCGAGAAGTTTCTGCGTGTCAGCGGAGTCCAGTGCTTGCCGACATATCCCCGCTTCGGATCGATGGAGAAGATCGGCTGGTATCGCATCGGGAACGAAGCGATTTGAAATCCGAACTCTGCCGTCAGCTCTGCCGAGACTTTGATCCGATAGTACACATCCTCCGGCGTGTCGGTGAAATTCCAGAGCACGTAAGTCATGAAGTATCCCTGCGTGAAGCCGTGGGCGATCATCAGCCTCACGGCTTTCTGATAGTGCCCGTCCTCCTGTTTGCCATCGAAGGCAAAGCGTATCGGGTTGAGCGGCAGTCCCTCGAGCGCCGCTGCGCGCTCCTCGGTCATCAGGCGGCAGTCGATGCCCTGATTGAAGTCGAAGCTGGTGATCCGGCCGGAGCGCGTGAGCCTGCGGAGGTGCGCGACATCCTCGAGCCAGCCATCAATCGGCTTCGCGAGCCAGTTGTTGTCGTAGAACAGCACGCGCTGCGCGCGTGCGTGGAGGCGCTGATGCCAGTGCGGCTCGTGTGTGAAGCGGTCCTCGAGCTGAGGCACCATGCAGAAGGAGCAGTGCCTGACACAGCCGCGCGTTGTGTAGGCGATGCTGTACTCTGGTTCGTGTCCGAGGAGAGAGTAGTCCGGCACGACATCCTCGGCCTCTGGCAGGAGTCCGCGGTGGATCTCCAGATCGCCGAGATGCTCGAACACCTCCGGCAGGAGTGTTGCGGCGATGCCGCCGACGCGGATGCGAGCGACGAGAGGCTTCAGCCGGCGGATGAGAGCGATCGCGGCCGGGATGTCGTAGGTGAAGCAGGTGGACACCCACGCCTCGTCAAACTGGCCGCGAGGCAGCCGGTTGATGAACAGCTCGACCTCGTGGCCCTGAGATTTCAGCATCGCGCCGATCTTCAGGAGCGGCAGAGGATACAGCGTCGCACTGCGTGAGGCGTAGATCAGAGCAGCCCGCATCGCTTCATCACTCCCCGGCCGAGCTGGCGTGCGGTGGATCCTTCGCCGTCGGCCAGCCACTCTGTGACCTGCTTGATGAACTTCCTCGGGATGACGATCTGGATGACCGCATCCTCGACACCGGAGAGCTGCGCGTTCTCCGCCTCCAGATCGTCGAACGAGTACTGATCGTGGAACTGACCGAGCATGATCTCAGGCAGATCCACCTCGCGCATCAGCTCGTCGATGTCGAGCCCGGCCTCCTCGGTGAACTCGAAGAAGGAGCGGTCATCGAGCCGGCCATATCGGGAACTCGAGATGAGGATCATCTCCTTCGCCTCGCGCTCGTCACGCGCCTCGATGCGATCCGCCGGCACGAGATCACCCTCGATGGTGAACCCCTCGCCGAGCATCTCCCTCAGCACCGTCACGCGCGCATGTCCATCGACGGTCATCATCGATCCGTTGTGCCGCCAGTAGAAGATCGGGAACCTGATGCCGTGCTTCTCGATGGACGTGCGCAGCTTCTTCTTCGCTTCAGGTGAAAGTGTTTTGAGTGTGCCCTGTAATGGTGTGAGCCGGTCGAGCGAGATCATCTCGCTGCCGGTGCAGCGGATCGGGATCGTCTTCATCACGTCCTCGCGGAGAAAAAACAAAAAAGGGCTGCCGAATGATCTCGGCAGCCCTCGACTGTGTACTCGCCGTCGCTTTCCATGCGCTCGAATCTACAACATCGAGCTGCTGTTGTCAAGCGGCTGCCAGATGTTGAACTGATTCCGCGGGATGAAACACGCCTCGTTGACATCGAAAGGATCCCCGCGGTCTTTGCGGCCGCACACCTTCTTGTACCACGTCGGGATCATCTCGGGATTGAGTTTCATCCAGACGTGCTCCACGCGGCCAGAGTATAGCTCGCGGACCTCGATGATGAACAGGATCGGCAGGCCGAACCGCTCCGACTCCTTCACGAGATCGCGGATTTTGTGCGTGTTCATCAGGAGGAACGGATACGGCGCCTTCTGCCGCTTGACGCGGACCTCCGCCAGCGCCGAGAGCTTGCCAGAGCGGAAGATCAGAGCATCATAGACGAGCGCATCATCCTTCGGCGTCATCTGGTAATCGATGCCGAAGCGGCCTTTGAATGCCCGCATGATGCGCTCCTGATCTGCCCGGTCCTGTTCCGACTCGTATCGTCCAGACATCGTCACCTCATACGTCGGTTTTCAGATACCACGGCAGCGCCCGGCGCTCGTTGGTTCGCATCCTGCGCACCCTCGCGAGCAGCCTGCGACAGGCCGGACAGTACTTCGAGCCGTGCACGAGCAGGAACGGCTCACCGCATCGCGTGCACGGCCGCATCGTGTGAGCACTGTGATCGACTGGATTGCGTCGAGTGACGATCATCCCGGTGTCATCTCCTTTCTGATGTGAGCCTCCAGCACCGATGCAATGTCATCTCCGACCGACTGCTCGGGATGCGAGCGCGCGATGTTGATCGCGACCTCCAGCGCCGCATTCCATGCGCTGCGCTGGATCGTGCTCATCATCTTCGCGCCCCGGCTCCAGTCACTGCACCACTGCCTGAAGATCTGCGTGTTCGGACCGTCGAGCTGCGCCCCGGTCCCGTCCACGGAGTCGAACTTCTCGAGGATGTACCGCGGCGCCTTCCCGAGGATCCCGCCGTCGCCCTGCATCAGGATGCAGAACTCCACGAGCGACAGGACGAACTCATTCGTGTCAATGTCATTGTCTCGATCCATCGTGTGACTTCTCCTTCCATCTGCCTCTCATGTGATACATCGAATTGTGATTTCCTCCGCAGATGATGCAGTGCCCCGGCGGATCCGTGCACGGAAAGTCTGGACTGCACGACTCGCGGAGATGCCTGTCCAGCACCCGCAGGCGCTTCGTGGTCGCCTCCTCGCTATCGTCACGGAAGCGGTTCTGCCAGCGCAGGCGAGCGTTGAGCCCGCCGTCGTCTCCATCGTCCTCGCACCTGCCTCGCTTGCCGCAGATAGG